TTAAAAACCAATGTAAGAAGCGAACTTGTCAGCCACTTCATCCTTTGCTTTTTGAGTGACGTGAGCATAGATGTCCATAGTGGTTTGAATATTCTCATGACCTAATCTTTCCTGGACTTCCTTGATAGTAGCACCAGCTTCGAAGAGTAGTGAGCAGTGTGTATGCCTAAACCCATGAGGTGTGATTCGTTTGAAATCAGGGTATTTCCTCCAGATTCTGTTCAACATATTGTTGACATGGACAACACTCTTAGGATCTCCATTCTCATTTTTAAAAAGAAGTCCTTTTGTACTATACTTGTGCCAATCTTTTAAAATCTTTATTGTTTTTGAATCCAGAGTAATTGACCGAGCACTTTTTTTGGTCTTTGGAGTCTGAAAGATAAGTTTATTATCTTCCCCCTTGGCCAATGTTTGACTAACAGTAATCTGTCCTTTTTTTAAATCAATATCAGACCATCTTAGAGCGCTAATTTCATTTTTTCGCATTCCGGTAAAAGCTAGTAATCTAAAATACGTTAGCATTTCATCATCGTCGAAGTCTTTAACGATTTTGAAAAATTCCTTCAGTTCTTCTTTATTGTAGAACTTTTCAAGTTCATCTGTATTATTTTTTTGTCGTTTAGGCTTCAGTGTCTTTCTCATTGGATTCGTTTCAATCAACTCCATCGAAATAGCATAGTCAAAGATTTGATTTGCTATGCTGATGATTCCAAAAAATCTTTTGTATTCGTCTGCCCACTTATTAACTTGAGTTTGACACATGGTCATAGTAATCTTGTTTATAGCTTTATCTCCAAAAATCGGCAAGATATGACGGTCGGCAATGCTAGTCTGGCTTACGTAGGTTGACTCTTTAACAGTGTTTTTATAATGGTCCTTCCAAATCTCATAGACTTGTAGAAAGGTGGTTGTAGTGGTGTTTTTTGCTCTGAATGTCTTTTTTTCATAGTCAGTCAGGCACTTTGCTTCAGCAAGTCTTGCCTCACGTTCTGTTTTAAAGCCACGACGGAAGGTTTGAATCTTCTTGTTAGTCAACGGATCTATTCCATGATAAGCCTTAAAATAGTAAGCAGTGATTCCGTTTTTTTGGTATTTTCCAATCATTGATTTTTACCCTCATTTCTGATAAAATGGGTATAGTAAAGAGGGCTTTTTAATGCCTTTTACTATCCTGATTGCCTCACGCTCAGAGTCGCCAAACTTTGCGAGTGTGGGGCTTTTTTATTATTTTTTGGCTAGGCGCCATATTGTTAAATCTAGATAATACGTTAATTCTTTTTCACGAGTAACAACTCTCTCGGTTTCAATATTTAGGGTTTTATATGGTCCACCTCTACCAGTAAGGATTGCATCGTATCGGTAATTTGGATTAGCTATGTATGATGAAATTTGTGATGCGATCACAGCTGGTAAGTATCCAACAAAGATATTATTCACTAAAACTTTGACAGCATTTTTATCATGCGGATTTGAAGGTTCTGGTAATAGTTGAACATCTACTGTTTTCAATTTATTGTATTTGTAAACAGGTTTATATGTTTCAAGCATATAAGATTTCAAACTCTTATTATCTTTCCCAAAATAATGGACACCCTTGGAAAGAAAATCAGCTGCAATCTCAGCTTCTTCTTGATGATAATTTGTTCCCATTAATAAGAAATCATCTCGGAAAACAATTGTATCAATCTGTGGACTGTAATTTTCAACTTTCTTCTTTTTCTCTCGATTTGCAGTTAAACGACCAATAATGTAAGTTATAAAACCAGTAATAAACAAGAAGAATCCGAGAGGTGGAAATAAAAATAGGAATATAGCACCTAAAACCATAAAGACAAGTCCAGCTTCTTTATATTCTTTTGGAGTGTGTTGCTTTTTGCTGTTAGAGGCAAGAATAGATTGCTGTTTGTTGGTAACTACTTTCTTTTTTCGCTTTTTAGATGATTTAAACAAATCTGAAAGTCCAAAGGTTGTCTTATGATAAACCTTGTTATACATAGCTTTCTTTGGATTTTTAACCCATCCCATCCCTTTCTTACCATATCCTGGTATAATGGCTTTTTTAGCCTGTCTTTTCCATTTACTAGTAGTTCTGGCTTTTAGGCTTTTAGTTAGACTTGGTTTTCTCATTCCTATTTTCATATTCTACTCCTAATCAACTAATCAATGAATAATATTCATCAATGACCATTATTTCATCAGTGACGGTTTTTAATTTGTGCTTCTTCATGAAGTGCAAATAGTTAAAAGATTGTTGATCATCTGATAGTGCGAGTTCTTCTTCTAGTAGTTTATGGATCATATGCCTATTAGCTTCATTTTCGCACTTGAAGTAATTATTTTTATAGAGTTCATTAGTATGCGACAAATGTCCTAATTCGTGATATACGACACGTTTTATCGCTTCATCAGATAGTTTGTTATTTACGAAGATAGTTTTGATATCCTCTATATAAATGCCAGGACGTTGCCATAAATCTTTATCAAAGTAGTAAAGAGTTACTCCATAAGATTTCACAAAGTCGTCAATCTGCATAGGCTATCTACCTCTCAAGTATATTTCTATGATGTTTTGAATCGCGTCAATATCTTCCTCTGTAAGTGGCTTGCCATCGAAGGTCTTGGCATTCACTGCCATCTTTCGGAGGTCGTCAGATGTGTATCCTGCGATTGTATCAGTCTTTGCGATAGCAGGGTTATCCGTACGTCCGAGCAGGTAGTCAGTGGAGACATTGAAGTAGTCAGCGATTTCTTGTAGACGGTCAGATTTAGGAGTCTTTTCTTTTAAAGTATATAGGTAATTTATACTATAGCCTAAATCTTCGGCAACTTTTTGAAGACTTATTCCTTGTTTTTGGGCAAGTTCCTTAATCTTTTCAAGTGTGGAAAACATTGTCATATTACCTTTTCTAAGACATGACAAAAATTATTTTATAAAAAAGTGTTATTTTCTATTGACAAAAATAATACTAAAGTGTAAAATAGTTTTTGTAAGTTAACGAGTTAGTAAAAAACGAAGTTAAAACTTATCTAAAAATAAATAGCTTTGGCGAGCAAGAAAATTGATAGATACAAGGTTTTATCAAGGTTTTTAATTATGCTTTCATTTTACACTATGGTGTAAAAGTTGTCAAGCATTTTATAAAATAATTTACTAACTCTTTAATTTAACTAATTAAAAAGGAGGAGGAACATGAGCCAACAACATCGTAAGTGGATTGAGCTTGTAAAAGAGCGAATTGAAAAACGTGGGTGGTCGCAAACGGATTTGGCTATCGTTGTAGGTGTTAGTCCGTCAGCCATCACGCAACTTTTCAAAGATGGTAAAGGAAGTGACGACTTGAAGCTTCGGATTAATAAAAAATTGCGAATCAGCGAGTCGTGGGAAAGATTTGAGGAGTAGGGATTTGAAATGAAAACAGCAACAGTAAAAATGTTTAAGGAACGCCCAAATGGAGATCTGAACGAGTTCATAATAGAACTTACAATCCCAAGTCGTCGGAGATACGGCGCTGTAATTCGAGAATATATTGAACATTATAACTCTAAACATTTATCCAAGATTTATTTTTACGAGGTGCTGGAATTAGAGAGCTCTAAAAAATAGAAAGGAGAAAGAAATGAGACCAAAACGATATCCGTATAGCAGGATAAAGCGAAAACCAACAATAAGCACAGGAAATATAAGCGCTACGAATTTATCGGTAGGTTCTATCGATGAGAAGCAACTTCAAAAGACGATAGAGAAGTTAAAGAAATTAATGGGGTGTTAATAAAGTATGGGAAAATATAATTTACCTAAAATCGAAATTGAGTGCGAAGAGTTTACGGAACATACAAATAGCTTTTTTATATTCCCAAGACATGAGTATCACTTTGCTAATGGTTATGGTGCCAGTGTAGTTCACAATATGCATTCTTACGGGCTTGAATTAGCAGTCGTCAAACACAACAAGAAAACAGATTCGTGGGACTTAGATTACGAGTCAGGGATAACCGATGATGTGATTGGTTACATCGAAGGCAAAGAGGAATTAGAAGAAATTCTTATTAGAATTTCAAATTTATAAACAAAAAGCACCTGACGGCAATCAGGCGCTTAGAAAAATTAACTAATCAAATTATAACACATAAGGAGGCGGTTGTGAATATTCTTAGCGAAGAATTTGAAAATAGTATCCGTTCAGTTGTAAGAACTCAATTCAAAGAATCATTCAAAGAATTGTTAGAGCATGAAACAACAGAGAAACGATGGCTCTCTATCGAAAGCGCAGCAAATTATGCCGACTGTAGTGCTAACACTATCAGAAAATGGTTAAGAATGGGTTTGAATCTATATAAGATAGACGGGACTAAAAGAATTGATAAAAATGAATTGGATAACTTTGTGCAGTCGCACTTAGTGATTTAGAAGGAGAAGGAAAAAATGACAGAACCAACAATTACAAGCCAGTTGCTAGGTTCAATGGCCATCTTTATAGGGATCTTTATCTTGATGCTACTTACAGACAAAGATGAAGAAGAAACTGAACAAAAAACAGTAATCATCATCGAAGAAGCTGAAGACTTCAGAGAAATTGCTCGAAGAAACTTGAAAAATAGCGATAGGAAATCCACCTATGATACCCAGCTGCCTGTCGGACTTCCTTCATCGATTGAGGACGTACCACAAGTTTTTAGAGATTATGACAGGTTATCCAGTGATTATCAGGAAGAGGCGAGAAATAATGATCTTCTAAGAAGTCAAAATGCGAATCTCTTGGAAGAAAATGGGCGTTTGATCTACAAAGAAATGACGATGGATTTTCGCCAGAATCCTAGAAAATGGAGGGCAAAGACATGAGTGTTAGTCGTGACATGAGCGAGATGGAAATACGTGTGTTAAACATGATCGTAAATTGTGCTACTTTCGATTTGCCCATTCAAGCGAGTGAAATCCGTTTAGAAACCGGACTGTCGAAGCGTAAGCTGGAGGAGACTATCGAAAGCTTGCGTGTCAATTTTGGCCACCCTATCGTGGCTAAGAAGATGAAGCCAAATGGATATTACTTACCACGAAGCGAGGAGGAGCGACAAGCTGGGCTTGCTCCTTACCGTAGACAAATACTAACCGAGCAGAAGAACCTCGCTGCAGTGATGAATGTGGATTTGGAAAAGTATTGGGAGGATAGTGCATGAGTGAAGATTTTAGAATACCACCTCATGACCTAGCTGCTGAGCAATCTGTTCTTGGTGCAGTCTTTATCGCACCTGACACCATCATTTCACTGGCAGATGAATTGGTTCCTGATGATTTTTATAAACCAGCCAACAAGATTGTATTTAAGACAATGTTGTCTCTCTTTAAAAAAGGAGAGCCAATCGATGCTACCACAATGGTTTCTGCTCTTACCAATCAAGGGCAGATTAAAGAAATTGGTGGTTTAAACTATGTTGTTGAACTAGTAAATTCAACTCCAACATCAAAGAATGTGGAGCATTACGCAAAGTTAGTAAAAGAGAAGTCAACTCTAAGAAGAGTAATTGCTGATTTGTCGGATTCACTCTCTAGTGCCTATCAAGGCGATGTATCAATCAGTGATATCATCGCACAGACCGAAAAGTCTTTGCTTGACATCAGCAATCAGAATACAGGCACAGGATTTCGCAATGTGGCTGATATCCTTGATACACATATGCAGATAGTCGAGACTCGCTCGCAGACAGATGGATTCGTGACTGGTCTATCTACTGGATTTGTTGGACTAGATAAGATAACAACAGGCCTTCACGAAGGAAATCTTATCATTCTTGCCGCACGTCCAGCTATGGGTAAGACGGCACTAGCTTTGAACATTGCAAAGCATGTGGCTACGATGGAAAGAAAACCTGCTGTTATCTTCTCGCTCGAAATGGGAGCGGAAGAATTGATTGAGCGCATAGTGGCATCTGAGGGTATGGTTCCAGGTTATCATTTGAAGACTGGGAATCTTAGTACCGATGAGTGGAAAAGGCTTGTACAGGCGCAAAGCAATCTCTATGATACACCTATTTTTGTAGATGATACGGCTGGGATTCGGATTTCAGATATACGGTCAAAAGCTAGGAAATTGTCTCAAGAAATGGGTAGTCTAGGCATTATCATCATAGACTACTTGCAGTTGATCACTGGTTCAAAAGGTGAGAATCGTCAGCAGATTGTTTCTGAAATTTCAAGGGAATTGAAGATACTTGCTAAGGATTTGAGGGTTCCTGTAATAGCCTTGTCGCAGTTGAGTCGGTCGGTTGAGCAGAGACAGGACAAGCGCCCAATGCTATCAGATTTGAGAGAATCAGGCTCGATTGAGCAAGATGCTGATATTGTAGCATTTTTGTATCGTGATGCCTACTATCAGAAGGAACAGGCAGACAGTCAAGAAGCTAATAATATAACCGAGCTGATTCTGGAAAAGAATCGACATGGGAGTCTCGGGACAGTTAAGTTGTACTTTCACAAAGAGTACACGAAATTTTCAAGTGTGGAGGGGTAGATGGCAGAAAGAAGAATGGTCAGCAAGACCATAATGCAAACACAAAAATTTTTAAGACTACCACTTGAAACTCAGGCATTGTATGTTCATTTAGTCATCAATTCAGATGATGACGGAATTGTCGAAGCATTTCCAGTCGTTAGAATGATTGGTGCCAGTGAGGACAGTTTAGGCCTATTAGTTATCAAGCAGTTTATAAAACCACTTAATCAAGACATGGTCTATTTCATTACGGATTTCAACGAACAAAATAAAATTAGACCAGATAGACACAAGCCTAGTATACACAGGAATTTAGCTATTCAACAACTTGGATTAGAAGTTGATGGAAGTAGATTGGTTGAGCCTGGGAAGGTAGTTCTAGAGCTTACTGAAGAAGGTCAGGCAGTTGACGGACAAGTGACGGACAAATGTCCGCATAGTATAGGTGAGTATAGTATAGGTGAGGGTAGTATAGATAATATCCCTTACAAAGAAATTATCGATTATCTCAATTCAAAGACTGGAAAGAATTATAGAGATAATGTTCAGAAGAACAGATCTCTGATTAAGGCTAGATGGTCTGAAGGATATCGACTAGATGACTTTAAACAGGTTATTGACAACATGGTTAAGGATTGGTCAGGTACGAAGTATGCGAAATACTTGAGACCAGAAACCCTCTTTGGAACGAAGTTCGACGGTTATTTGAATCAAGGAAATGTTGTTAAACGTGAAAAGAAAACAGACGAAAGGCTAGGGTTTTAGATGAAACAGTTTAAACAATTCAGAACCAGAACAGTTCTTGATGATGTCTGTGAAATTCATGGATGCCATCTTTGGTCTGTTAAGATTCCTTTCAGGTGCAAGGTTGAGGAAATCAGTCAATGTCCTGAATGCGAGAAAGAGAATATCCAACGCTTTGAAAAGCAACTAAATATGGAATCTGAGGTTAAAAGCAAGCTATCAGATACTTACGAAGTCTTTGCTCGAGATAGTATTGTTTCGAGCAAGTTGGCCAGTAAATCACTACATGATTATGAAATTCGAGTTGACGTTGATGAAAATGCTATGAATTTTGTGAAGAGGTTGGAGCGTTGTTATGCGAAAGGTGAGACCGGAAATGCTATCATCACTGGTCCGTCTGGTGTTGGTAAGAGTCATCTGACTTATGGCTTTGCTAGATTTCTCAATGAGCAGTTCAAGTCTTATGATGAGCCAAAAAGTGTGCTCTTCGTTTCAGTTGTTGCTTTGTTTGATAAGATTCGTGAAAGCTTTGAGTTTGACAACGGATTTTCAGAAGCTAAGATGGTCAAGCTACTGTCTGAGGTTGATTTCCTCTTCTTGGATGACCTTGGGAAAGAGAGTCGCAAAGCTGACTCGAAGCGTAACGAGTGGGCGCATCAAATATTGTTCAAGATCCTGGATAATCGGACCAATACGATTATCAATACGAATCTGAGTAGCGAAGAGATTAAAGAGCTCTACTCAGACGATTTTGGGAATGGTGCTTTATCAAGTCGCATCTTTGAAGGAGCAACTGGCAGGTGCTTTGTGTATCCGTCTGGGATGAAGGATAGGAGGTATTAAATGATTGAACTTATTAAAGAATTTGGAATGGCTATTTTATGGATGTTCTTAGGATATTTAATCGGAGAACGTGTAGCGAGAAAGGAAAAGAAAGATGATCAATAACGTAGTTTTAATTGGGCGCTTGACTCGTGACCCTGAGTTGCGATACACGCCATCAAATGTTGCAGTTGCGACTTTCAATCTGGCAGTCAATCGGAATTTTAAGGGTGCGAATGGAGAGCGAGAGGCTGACTTCATCAATTGTATTATGTGGCGTCAGCAGGCTGAAAATTTTGTAAATTGGCTTAAAAAAGGTGCTCTTGTAGGAATCACAGGCCGCATCCAGACTCGTAGTTATGAAAATCAACACGGTCAGCGTGTCTATGTGACGGAAGTTGTAGCTGAAAGTTTTCAAACGCTTGAAAAGAAGGATAATTCTGCGAACCAGTCAAGCATGGAAAACCAGATGCCACCAAATTTTGGGACAACAAATCCTATGGATATTTCAGATGATGATTTGCCGTTTTAGCAGTAGGTAAGAAATATGGTTGGAGTAACCTATCAGGAAATTCATCTCTTTGTTGAATTTTTGAAAGAGCAGTATGGCCAAGGTCGTCCAGACTATATTGAAGCTCTGAACGACTTAGACGGTCTGGTGGAAGTCTCCTACAGAGAAGCTATTGAAAGATTTTTAGAAGATGAATTACGATAAACAGACAGTCATCGACGGACTGAAACGGACGATAGAGCAGACGGAGGCGAGGATAGTTGAACTATCTGAGCCGTGTGTCAAATCGCTTGCTTTTAGCAGGTCTGAGGAACGCGACTTGCTTAAAAAGAAAGTGAAAGGATGGAAGAAGAAAATAAAGGAGTTGGAAGATGAATAAGCAGGAATTGATTGAGAAATATGAAGAATATGAAAATGGTTTATTTGACTTTGGAGCAAAAATAGCTTGTCAGAATTTTTTAAAAGACTTGCAACAACTAGACGAGCCAAAACCAGTCAAAATTCCGCAGTTTGTGGCGGATTGGTATGAAGAGAATAAGGATGTTTTTGAAGCGAATTTGTATCGATGTGCCTATAACATTCCATCGGTTTTTGACAGCGCTAAACTTAATGAGTTTGAAAGGTGGTTTCTAACCGCTGGCACAAAACCATTTCAAACCCTCGTTAACATGCATCAGTTCGGCTACGAGGTCGAGGAAGAGAAAAAATACGAAATTACACTTCTAAACCGAAACGACGGGGACTTATATCTTGTCAATCAAAATGCAAATTTAGCAGATAAATACGGACATTTTTCTCCCGTAGTACTCCTTTTTACAAAAAGTACTTTTTTTTCAGAAAAGTGCTATAAACTCACGAAAAAGGAAGTAGTTTCGAATGGTTTTGGCTGGGTATTCGATTGCCCAGGGATTGAGATTGAGGAGGTGGAGTGATGAAACGATTTATAGCAATATGGATTTTATTGTCTGCTACTTTGAATATCTGGCAGAGTATCCATATTAAAAAACTAGAAGAAAAGCGCCCGATGGTTATCTATAAGGCTGATAACGCAGGCGCAGAGATATTCGGCAAGGTCGTCGAGAAGGCCCGACATGGCAAGTTATACACGCTGACCATTCGTGATTACGGTATTTTCGTAGTTACGAAGGAAGTGTATGAGAAAGTGAAAGTTGGAGATGAGGTGAGGTTATGAAATTCCTAGATCTATTCGCTGGCATCGGTGGGTTCCGTCTTGGAATGGAGTCTGCTGGCCATAAATGTATCGGTTTTTGTGAGATTGACAAATTCGCTAGAGCTAGTTATAAATCTATACACGACACGAAGGGAGAAATAGAATTACATGACATCACAGCAGTATCAGACGAGTTTATTCGAGGAATCGGACGTGTGGACATTATCTGTGGAGGATTTCCGTGTCAGGCTTTCTCAATTGCAGGAGCAAGACGAGGTTTTGAAGATACACGAGGAACTTTGTTCTTTGAGATTGCTAGGTTCGCATCTATTCTCAGACCTAAATATCTATTCCTTGAGAATGTCAAAGGACTCCTCAATCACGAAAACGGAATTACATTTGAGACCATTATCTCAACCTTGGATGAGCTGGGGTACAATGTGGAATGGCAAGTGCTTAACAGCAAGGATTTCGGAGTCCCCCAAAATCGGGAACGTGTATTCATTATCGGACATCTTAGAGGAGAATGTACCAGAAGAATATTTCCTCTCAGTGGAAAAAATCAGCCAACTCGTAGCCAATCAGTCGTGAAAATTGGCAATGTGAACCCCTCTGGAAATGGCATGAATGGGGAAGTCTATCAAGCTGATGGCCTAGCTCCTACGCTCACAACGAATAAGGGAGAGGGGCAAAAAATAGCCATAAAAAGTAATACTATAAAACAATTTGGGGTATTGCAACCCAATTTTAATCAATGTGGAGTGGTTTACGAAATAGATGGCATCGCACCAACAATCAGAGCATATCAAGGTGGAGGACTTGAGCCTAAAATTATTCAACGTGGTCATGGTTATAATAAAGGCGGAGAGCATGACATCGCTCCTACTTTAACTAGGAATAGCTATCACGAAAACAATGTTTTAAAAATAACAGAGGCAACCTCTCAAGGATATGCTGAAGCACAAATTGGAGATAGTGTAAACCTATCGCATCCAAACTCTAAAACA